TATATAGTGTAATTTTACTCTATTACCATTTGTGATTCTTACCATATATGTATAGTAGTTCGCTGATAGTTGCTGTCATGAGGCATTACCAAATAACCAATATGGTACACTAGGTGTATCTGTTCCTATTGTTCCTGTCCTTGTTTCTTCTACTTTATCTGTTAAATCTCTTACAAAGAATGAGGCGTTTCCCTCTCATTCTAAGAATGATGCTTTTGCATAATATTTATGATATACCTGTCTAACCATATTCTGTGTCGCCATACTATTACCACCGAAAGTTCAGATTATATTATTATTGTTTACACTTCCTGATATTCAATAGATAGTTGCTGTACTTGTTGCTCTTGACTGTAATAAGTAGTTTGATATGTCCACTTTAGTTGCTGTAAACACTATTTCCAGTACATCTCATACCTCAGGCATTACTCAAGTATTATATCTACAGTTGTAAGTATTAGTTTGTCCATTCTGTATATACTCTAATTGTGTGTATCCATCAGGTAGATTAGTTTGTATTGTACCTCATTCTAATGTTACTGAGCTCAGATATTCCTCTGATTTCTGCTCTGTCCCTCATGTCAGAGTAAGAGAATTTAGTCAGTCTTCTTTAGCGTGTGTAAATGATACTTCCCCAGTTCAAGAGGCACTAGAAGTCTGACCTGTAGTATAGGTAATATCTATATCTGTTCCTGCATTAAAAGATGTGAGCGTATCTTGTTTGTCATTCAGATTTACTCAGCTATCTTTTATCGCTTTACCTGTGTCTCAGTCAAATATCGCTATATTTTCATCTACAGCCCCATCTGGTCATGCTAGCTCTCAGTCGTTTACTGTAAAGCTCTCACTATCTCCATTATCCTCTGTAATAGTAATTGTTGTAGTGTTTCCAGATCTACTACTTGTTATACTTGAGATTCAGTTCCCATCCGCTCCTTTTGGTCATGTTTCCCCTTTTGCTCCTTTAGCTCCCTGAGGTACTGTAAATTCCAAAACTGCAGCACTACTACTACCAGAATTTCTTACATTCGCTTGGCTTCATGGTTGCCCTGTGATCGTATTTCATACTGTGATACTTGCAGCTATTCATGGATCTCATTTCTCTCATTTATTCCCTATCTCTCATTTATCCCCTTTGTCTCATTTATCTCCCTTGTCTCCTTTAGCTCCCTGTGGTCATTGACTACCTGTATCTCCTTTGTCTCACTTTGCTCATGTTGCTCATGTATCCCCCTTATCTCCTTTGTCTCATTTGTCTCATTTATCTCATTTGTCCCCTTTGAGCTCAGATTTAGGTGCTAATCTTGCTTCATCTGTAGAAGAATCTAAAATCAGAATCTTATCATTGACTGATACTTCAGATTTTACTTCTAATTCACTAATTGGTTTTACTGGTACATTTGTCATTTATAAAAAAAGTTAAGATCTAAATCTTGTCTTCCATGTAGTATTGGCTTCTTCTCTTACTCAATATTCACTATCTGCTAAATATGCAGGATCACATTTGATTCATAAAGCTTTATTATCTTTAGGATCAGTAAGAGCTGTTTTCACTAATTCAAAAAAGCTACCAAGCATGTATTTCCTGCTCTTAGTTTTTCGCTTATCTCTTGAATTATCTTTCCAAGAGGTATTGGATTCTTGCCTTGATTTCCAGACTATCATAAAAATGCCATCATATAAAGCTGATGGCATTATAGTCAGAATTTATTTTTTGGTGGATTTTAGTAAAAAAGGTAATAAATAAATCTGATTTGAAAAGTTTTTTTATTTTTTATTTCTAGGTTTAGAATTATCTTTACTCACATTTTTGGGTACTTTTTTATGCAAATTTGATAAAAAAATCCACCAATTTTATTTTTTTGTGTATACTCCCAAACGTGCGAGAAGAAATTCTTGGAGTATCAGTTAGTGAGGAGGTCTGTATACTCACGAGCAACTGCGACATACTTATACGGAAGCAAGTAGTATAATATGTGAGTGGTAGCCATAACGATCGTATGGTGCTTGGCTCTAAAACCTTAACATATGCTATTCACAAAGCAGTTTGTGAAACCTTTTTCTATTGATGTTTTATAGAAAAAAAGTATATGTTAAGGAGGAGGTTTTGAGCCGAGACTGCTCACCTTACCGTAAGCATATAGTATGTATGCAAATTGTTAAAATAATATGTAACCTATAAAAAGAGTGGTTGCATTTCAAAATTTAGTTGTGAATAGCATATCACATAAAACTCCTCAAAAAAGAGCCTGAAATCAAAAAATTTCAGACTTTTTTTATTTTATTGTTTATTAGTTTAATCAGTAGCTTTTATCGTATAGAGTTTCTACTTTAGGGATTATATCCCAAACTATTCTTTCATCCAAAGTCGCTACATTGGTATCTATATTCTTAGCATATTCTGCCAATTCAGCTTCTTGTTTTTCTATACTATCCATTTTTATGGATAGATAAAAGCTCTGAATAAGAATGATTGCTACGAGTGCCCAAAAATACCAGTCTTTCATGTTGTTTAGTATATTAAATAAAAGATAAGAGTAATTATAGTAGATAAAACCAAATAATAAGCCAATAGTAACAAAACCTTTTTATAGTTTTTCTCCCCTCGTTTAATAAAAGCATCAAAATAATATGATGGATATTTTACAATGTCTTCTAGTCATTTAAAAGCCTTTCAGAAAGCATAAAATATACAATATAGTAAAGATAAGCATACAAAAGCTACAAAAGGGATACCTATAATCCATCCTAAAAGATTCCAAAACCACATGAAAAAAACACCATATAAATATATGGTGCTAATTATACTCATAAATTGTTTTTAGTCAAGACTTTTATACTGACATTACCAACTCTACATCATTCACACTATCCCATAGTCAGTATTTACCTTTAGGATGTTTTTCTTTTCGTTTTTCATAAGTCGCTATTGCTGATTCATCGTTTAATTCTGATCCATAATTCTGCTTGAATTGGTCTTTTATGTTTTGGATTCTTTCTTCATCTGACATTTTGTTCCATGTATCCTTAAAATCTTGTACTTCAAACAATAAATCATCTGCCACTACTGCTGGACTTATTTCTCATACATTATTAGCTATTTCTCCTATAGTTCAAGGTGCTAATTTTAATAGCTGTATCATTCCAACTGGATCTTCTACTCTTAATCATCCTCATTTCGTAGCCTTAAAGAATTTCTTACCATTCTTTACTACATAATTCCATACATCTCATAAACTATCTACAGCTTTTTCTATTCATGTGGCTTTCTTTACTCCTTTTCAGCCCTTATTTAGTAATAATCATACTTTAGCACTTGCTCAGTCAGTCAATTTATGATATGCAGAACTCCAAAAGTTTCAGAATCCCTGTTTTAATCATGCATTAGTAGATTGTTTAGCCATATCATCTGCATATTGAGTCAGATTATGCCAGTCTTTATATAATTTAGCTGTATCTTCTCCCACTTCTTTAGTCAGATTACTATGTACAGCATTAGTTAATTTACTAGATAATTTTCATTTTAATTCCTGTAATTCATTTGTGATTTCTTTTCATTTCCAGAATTTCTGCGGAGTTCTGCCTTGTAATCAGCTTTTTAAAGTCTGTGTATCTTTCATAGAATAATTCGCAAATTTAGGATCTTTATATGAAGCTTTTAAGTCTTCTAGAGCATCTCCATAAGCTGCTAATTTATCTGGATCATTCTTTGCTAATTGCTGTATATCATCCTCCAAAGAATTTATAAGCTCTTGTACATTTACTGTAGATTTAGAATTTTCTAGAGCTGGATTTATAGTCTTTTTAAATATCTGGTTGGCTTTTGACCTAGCTTGTATTCATCTACTCTCAGCACTCCATCCCTCTAATACTCATTCTCATACATTATATTCTCTAGCCGTATCTGCCACCTTTACTACTTTCTTATTCTTGGTTGCTTCTAATTCTTTTTCAGCATTTGCTAGAGATTTTTCAGCCTCTTCCACTCATTCTCATGTCTTCTTGGCTACTTTTAAATCTGCCTTAGCATCTTTTACGGCTATTTCTGCGTCTTTTACTTGTACTCATGCTCTCTGTACTTGTCTAGCTTCTTGCACAGAAGAATCTATTGGTAAATCGTATATTTTTTTCCCTACCTGTTCAGATAAAGCACCAGCTCAATATAATCCGACATCTATAGTTCATAATATTCCAGCTCAAACTCATATTTGAGTTGCTATTTTTTTTCATTTATTGGATGGTCTCTTTTCGTATCACATTTTATACAAGAACTCTTTATCTCATGATTCCAAGTATTTATTATATAAGTCTATATCCACTCATTTATCCTGCATTTCTTCCATCATCCCCTTTATAACTTCTCCTGTATCTGCCAAAGGGTCTAGATTATATTTCTCTTTTATCTTATCTGCCACTTGTTCTTGCCTATTACAACTTGACATATAATTCTTTCTCTGTGGGTCTTTCTCATTCAGACATCTATACCATATTTCATTCTCTGCGGCTACTCTGCTATCTCTAGCATTTTCAGTATGCACTTTCTCTATAACTTTTTCATATAGAGCTTGTTGCATCTCTCTCTGGTCTGCTCATGTCAAATCTTTAGTAAGTTCTTCAATTTTCTTTATTTGAGTATCAGTAAGTCATGGGAACATATTTTTTTTATTAGGTTTCTCTATCTTGTTGTTATTCCATCCACTAAATGAGGCATTTAATCAAGTAGAGAACATATTATTTATTGCCATCTATCTCTTAATTAAGAGTTAAAAATTTCATCAACCATATTATCTAATTCACTATTAGAATATGTTTTATTTCTTAGCTGTAATCCATCATAGTATCTAGTAGCTTCATCTTTTGGTCATGTAGACACTCATGAATTGTAGTTATAATATCTTGATAAGTCTACTCACATTTCATTAGTCAATCGTTTAGCTGCATCATCCGTATAAATTGGTTCTGGTTTATATCCTGTTACTCTGTAAAAGTTTAGAGCTTCTGATTCATTTTTTTCATACAAATTTTTAGCAAAATGCTGGAACACTGCCTTAGCTTGTTCTGTACTCATTTTTCAGCTTAACAGTTCTTCTATCTCTTTTTTCTCATCTTGTGTAGCACTAGCTCATCACTTCAAAGCTTTTGCAATTTCTGCAGATGCTACATTCAAATCTGTATATAATGCTCATACAGTAGGGTCTCATGTTTCGGTTTTGAATAAATTTATCCAACTATTTACAGTCTGAATGTCATAATTCTCTAGCTCTGAAAATGAATCTGATACTGATTTTAATATAGACATGGCTGTAGAGTTAGATGAAGATGACCCTCATGGTCAAGCCGCCTTATATCGTTGGTCTTCTATAGCTTTTACTTCCTTGAATTTCCTTTCATTGTAGCCATGTTCTCTTCCTATTGCGGATGCGGCAGCCCTTACTCTTGAATTACTTGCTCAGTTTTCCTTTCAGGATTTTGGTAAAGATGCTGGGTCAGTCTGATATGTTAATAGACTTTCAACAGTCAACCATTCATCATCTGTCAGGTCATTCCATCATGGATATTTCGTAAAATCGTAGGTATTTCCATTCCGCTCAAATTCAGTCTCTTTGCCACCTGAAATAATACTAGCTGGTTTACTGGGGTCTCGGAATCCCCTTATTGAGTTATTTCATGGGTATATTCTCCTTGTTCAGATTTTTTCTGGATTTTTCTTATCAAAGTTACTGTCCACCACATCAAAACTTCCATCATCGTACACTTTTGTTACTATTGCCACATGACCATGATTTATTCAGTCTGAGCTTGTATTGTTATAGTCAAATACTGCTATCGTCCCCACTTTAGCAGTTTCACTATTACACCGTGATTCTCTAGTCTTTATATCTTCGTTTCAAAAATATCTTTCTACTCCTATACTTTCTAGATAATCATTCACAAATTTTCAGCATTGTCCACCTCGCTGTGTTCCATTTGTCTTTTTTCAATCTAAGAAATCATATAGAGTATTGCCATCGTATCCTGTACTCATTGGGTTATTATTAAAGGCCCTTTCATCTACCTGAGTGTATGATTTCGCTGCAGTGGTTGTATCTGGGTCTTCTATATATTGATAACTTATGCTTCAGTTAGGATTAGTCGTCATTATAACTGATTTTCAGTTTATAGTCCCTATGCTTTGTTTAGCCAACATACCATAATCTGAAGCTACCTTTTGTTTATATTCAGGTTTATTCTGTAGTGGTTTAATAAAATTCTCAGTAAGAGCCTGTGCTACACTGATTCACTTTTCTTTTGCATAAGCCAATATATCTTCTACAGCCTGTGCCTGACTCCTTTGGATTATATCTCCATAATTTTTATAATAATCTGATAGCGCATTATTCAGATTTGCTTTTAATTGTTGTTCATCTTCTACACTTAGGTCTGTTAGCTCTTGCTGTAGTTGATTCTGCATTTTAGCCGTAGCATATTGATTATATCTATTAAGGTCATTAAGCCTGCTCTGCTGTAAAAGTTGCATATCATTCTGAGCTTGTTGTTCTTGTAATCTCAGTTGTGCCTGTTGCTCAGGTGTCCTATAGCTCATAGCTGTTTGTGCAAATCATAGAGCAGTAAGTCTTTGATTCCATACTCTCTGATTCTCGCTAGCTTGCATTTGTCTTACTTGTGCTGCTTGATATGCTGCTGCTTGTTTTTGGCTGAATAAGTTAGCATAATCTTGATATTGATATTGTAGCCCTTGCATTTCTGTATCATAAGGTGCTAGAGCTTTCTGCATTCTTGCAGCTGCTAATGCATCACTTACAGTTCATCATGTAGAGCTGGCATATCTATTCATTATTGCAGTCCTTTTGTTGTTTACTTCCTCTATTCTCTTTACTGTCCTATTAGCATCTTCCATAGTCTGCCATGCTTGAGTTCTATCCATTGTATCATTATAAACTCACTCTATATCTTCAGCTTCCTGTGGTTGTATTCAGAGATTATTCATCATATTTACCATATTCTGAGAGATAGCTTCTAATAATGGTGGAACAATATCGTTTACTATTCTCTTTTTGATTTCTTCTTCCTGTAGTTCTTGTCGTTTCCTATATGCTTCTGGATCAGTATCTTTAATCAGATTTAATTGGTCTGTTGTTATCTCAGAATTGCTAAGTCAATTCATGATAGATTCTCAGCTTGTGTACTGAGATGCCTTATCCATATCTTCCTTTCTTTTCCAATAACTATCTAATAGCTGTCTTTGAGCTTCAGAATCTCTATTGTTGTATTCAAAAACTCTATTGAATGTATCTCTATCACTAAACATTCGTGGAGATGTAGCAAAATAGTGGTCTAGATTTCCTTTCATCTCATTAAGTCTAGCTTCACTATTAGCTTGATAATCTGGTCTTCATGTTTGCTGTGCTGTTCACTCTTGTACTGTTATCTTTCATGGATCTTGTTGGAATTTAGTTTGGTCTAAATCAGGAGATACCTGATTATTCTTATTACCATATCCCATATCTTCTAGCTTCTGCATATCTGCTCTAGTTTTTTCTAGCTGTGGACTTAATCTCTCTGTAAGATTATTCCATTGCTCTCAGTATTGATATTGATTTCATTGAGTCTGATTTTGTGTGGTATTTTGTCAGTTAGTACCAGTACCATTAGAAAAATTAGAGCTGTTGTTGGTCTGAGCAGCACTATTACTCATTTCTTGGTTGTATCTATCTGTAAATTGTTTAGCTTCGCTTCCAGCATCCAATGTATTTACATGATCATTCCATTTTTTCTTTTGGTCATCGCTTAATGTACTATATTTTTGTTTCCATTCATCATAATTTGCCATTTTTTGATTAGGAGAAAATAAAAAAGCACCAATTTCTTTTGGTGCATTATAGTCAGATTTTTAATTTTGGTGGATTTTATCGTTATCTTTTTCTAATCATGGCTCTGGATTCAGTTTGTGCATCTCCTTAAATAAGCAGTCTGCACAGTTATCTAGGCATTTCTCAAATAATTCGCAGTGTTTTAATTTTCATGGCTCTAATGGATCATAAGGTTTATCTGGCTTTTTTATCTCATGTCGGTCGTATTTTTCCATTTTTGTTTTTAAATATAAAATTAGTTATATTTCTTTAGCTCTTTATTCACATAGTCTAATCGCTCTCTAAACATATTATTAGTATCATGTAATTTTGTCTGATATTCCTTTGAGTTGGTATCATGTCGTAGCTCAGAATTTATTGGCATCGCTGCTAAGATGTTTGATTTTATCCTATTCAGTCTTTTTACTTCCTCTAGGTTGTTTACCTTTGTAAATAGGTAAGCATCTGTGTAATATGTGCCACTGTTTACTAGATCTGCTGGCTCATGCTCTACCTCATAGATATTTGTAAATAGCTTTCAGCTTTTTCTTCCTTTGTAGTTGTCTTTGATAAATCTTTTGCCCTCTCTTCCTATCCAACTGACAGCGTGTCAGTATGTGCTAGTTCCAAAGGATGTACCATTTAATATTCAGTCAGCTTTATAATCATTATTATAAGTCTGATTTCCTCTATATCAGCTACATAGTGTATAATTCTTAGTAAGAATCTTATCCACTAATTCTGTATCTCTTAGATTTATCCTATAGTAAGCTATTTTACCTAAATCTGAGTGGTGCTCATTCCAATAATCTGCTACTAGATTTACTGCAGCTTTTACATATCGCCCATTCCCTCTTATTCTTCCCCTGTTATAGCTTTCTTCTACTATTTCATCTATCTCTTTTTGTGTCCATTCATAGTTAAATAAATCTGATACAGCTCCAAAGGCTGAATATAAAGTACAGTGTGGCGTGATTCACTGGTTGTACTCATAAATCACTTGATCCTGAATAGACAGCTCAGGTAATCACTCTGCCTCTTCCCCTGTTAAAAGGTAGTCAGTATTGGATTCTCATAACCCAATACATCCATTATAGTTTTCTTCCATTGTCTTGTATTTAGTATATAAAAGCTCTCTAAAATCTTCTTTACTCCAGCTATATCATTTCATTATACTATTACTTCAGGGATGTATCGCTCTTTTGGATCATGTGGATCTATCTCTGTAAGCACCTCTCTTAGTCGCTTTACCACTTCAGGTCTCATTGCTTTTTCGCTAAAGTCTAGCGTTCTTAATAGCTGCTCTGCTATTAGTCTATTCTCATGTAGTGTATGTATAGCTCTGTGTGTAGATACTCTCAGCACCTCTAGGTTTCTTGGACATGTATTCCCTCACTGTGAGCGTGGTAGTATATGATGCACATTATATCAGTCTTTCCTCTTTCACATTATACAGTAAATAATGGATAAAAAAGCATTATCAGTGCAATTATTATTATAATTCAGACTATTATTTTTTTTCTTCTCCATCTGCCAATTCGTACTTTCTTATTGAAGTTGTATTGGTTTTTCATGTTTTACTTTATTTAGATAAACTGGTTTTTATTCGGCTAATATCAGTTTGAATTTGTGATAAAGTGGTTTGTATTTCGTACATCTGTACCTTTACAGTATCTAGTTCTGCTGTCTTTTCTTCCAGCATCGCTATTCTGTTATTAGTGTTTGCCCAAATCCCACCTAATCAAAAAATAAAAGCAAAGAATGTAATCCAAGTAGTAGGGCTTGTAAGGTAGTCTTTAATCTTTTGCATTTTCTACTGTTTCGTTATCAATTAAAGGATCAGCTTGAGATTTCCCCACTTTCTGCCCAAAATAGAATGATACGATCATAAGCATAGCATTATTGAATAAGCTAGTTTCTATCCCATTCAGAGTCAGGTATATAGTTTGGAATGCTAATACTAGAGTCATTATGATAAATACTAGCTTAGTTACACTAAATTTTGTCCAAAAGTTTTTCATGATTTCTAAAAAAGGAGGTAAATTTTTCTACCTCCAGTATAGTCAGATTTTTTTCTTTGGTGGATTTTTTATCCAAATACTGTTATCTTTATCATAGTTGTAATATGGTTACTGTTAAAACTGCTAAACAATTCTTCCCTGTTGTATGTTGTATAGCCCAATAATAATTTTCTCATTGACTTATATTTCACATTACTTCACTATCTATTATCTCTGAATTATTTAAAGCTGTTAGTTTACTACTAAAGTGTGCAGCTACTTCTTCATTATTTATAGAGGTCATCGTATATAGAAAAAATTTATATCATGTTGAAGAAAACGCCGTTGCAGGAGACAGCATTACATTTGCACGTATCATATACGATCAGTTATTAGCCATAGATAGAGAATCTATGGTATCATCCCCAAAAGTTGATACTTTCATTGATTTTGTAGCTGCTAATGAGTGTCAGTATGCTTGCTTTTTACTATTTATATCGTTTACCAAACTTTCTGCTGTCCATCCTTGTACATTCCCTCATGATATTATACTACTATATCATGAGCAACAGTCTTTTATTTGCTGCTCTGTCCAGCTATCTGAAACCCTTTTAAAGTATGTCCATGTAGCTGTCGGTGCTACAGCGATTCATACATATTGATGTACAGGAAGCCATGTATCTTTATTGGCATCTCTCCATTTCCATTTATCACTTTGTAATCATGGTCTCAGCTTAAACATTTCCTCATCTCTTGGTCGCCCAGCATCTTGGAATAATCATTCGTCCCCATTATTAAAATCATTTCAGTATTGCTTTCAGCTATATACTATCATTTTTCCCTTTGATTAGCAACTAAATCTAAAGCAAATAATTCTGGAGTATAGCTCGCCGTTCCTTTACCTTTTACCATTATCTGTAGACTATGAGAGGCTGGCAGTTCTAGCTTATTATTTAGATTAGTAAATCTAAACTCTCATTCCCAGTATTTATCGGTAGTGATTTCTCAGATTTTTCTAAAATGGTTGAAGTCTGAGTAATTTATCAGCACGTTTCATTCACTATCTATTATTTGCATATCGCTAGTGGACTGGACTGGTAAATCCCCCTCTAATCTGAATGTATATTGATTTCCATTTGTCTCTATATACTTCAAATTGTAATTTCAGGTAGCTCATTTCATTTTATAATTTGCAGTTGCTGAGAATTGGTAAGTATCTGAGCTTGTAAATGTCCAAAAATGATAATGATTAGCCATCCCCCAAAACTCTAAGCTTGTACTAGCACTTGGTAATATATAACTAGCAAATAAATCTGATTCCTCTTTCTCTAGTAAGTGATTTCATAAGATTATTGGATATTCTGCCATCCATTCGGTATTATATCTCCTTATAGGTAAGTCATCCTGTAGGATGGTAACATATTCTGTAGTATTTTGTGTATAGTTTACTATCAGATCATTGCCTTTTACTCTTAGTCCAGTTATCGCTCATGGTAGCTCATGAATAAAAGTCCCTCATTTTCCACCATAAGTCTGACCATAAGCAAATACTCTATTATCTTCTGTAGTTAGGATCAGATTATCTCTATATTCTACCATTCTTCAGTCAAATCTATACTGTTCATCGGTTTTAATCAGATTTTTTTTGTCTTTTTCTTCGTTTCCACCTAGTATAGCTACTAATTCCTGTCCATTATATACCCATAATTTACTTATTCCTCTATCTGCTCATACTAAATACATTAAATAGTCTATGTTAGCAGCTCACTTAAACTCACATCCATAAGCTATATATGGTGTTCCTCTTCCTCAGGATAGATCACATGGGATTATATATCAGTCTCAGTTCATGTTTCATATCATGTAAACCTGTTCATTCCATACCACCATTCAGATTACATCCATACTTACATCACTTTCCCATCACATATCAGCTATAAAATCATATATGATCTTATAATTTCATAGTCCATCTTCTATCCGAGATGAACTCCACTTATAAAGTGGTTGAAAACTTACTCATTTTATCCAATAGCTACTTGAATAAGCATAAGCTCATACATCTACTAATTTTCTATCTCTGATAGGTAAATATGTATAGTAATAGTTGCTATCTCAGTCCGAAGTTGTACCATCTGCTTTCTTCATCATGTGAGAAGCTACTGGTCATCCATCTATATCAATATATAATTTTCAGCTACTCCATACATAAGATGATACTTTTGGTGTAAATAAAAACTCAAGTGTTACATAAGTATATCATGTATATCTAGGAGATACTGGTATCTCTATCTCTATTCAATTATTTACAGTTATATCTCCTGAGAAAGTCAAATCACTTCCATCCGTTCAATAAGGGATTATTCAGTCTGTCTTGGCATCATAATAAAACTTATCAGATTCTAATAATGAAACTTTATTTAGAGATATATTGGCATCATCTCCAGCATATTCTTCAGCATAAATTCTTATTTTTGTCTTTGAAAATGGTGCATTTGGGATTTTTACACTAACGAAAGCCTTTTGTGAAGCTGTTGGCTTTGTAAATAAATAACCATCACTATAAGGCTGTCCAGTATCACTATAACTCAAATTAGTAATATCAGTAAACTCCTTATTAAAGATAAATTTCTGTTTACTATAAACAAAACTAGCTCTATCAGTAAACACTACAAAAGATCTCCATTCATCTCATTCATATTTTACTGACATATCCTGCACTGTTCATCGTGTAGCTGGTGCATAAGTTCAACCCCATCATCACTCGTATGAAACATCATAAACAGGGAAATTCGTACTAGGATCTATAAATAAAGTCTCTACTCCGTCTACTAATTCATAAACCTTTCAGTCAGTTTTTAAGATTAGATCTCCATCCTGTTTGATTATATCTGCTCAGGTAGTAGTTGGTACACTCCAAGCTGTCGCCTTTACACTTTTACTACTTGAGAAAATGTCTAAGTTTCTGCTTCTTAGACATCATGGCTGGCTTGAATACTTATCCGTTAGCTGTCCAGCAGGTAATCAGTTTGAATAAAAGTTTAAGTTATCTATTGCCATTATTTTTGTACATCAGAATAGTAAATACTTTGTACTCTTTGAGTAATATATCTCTTCATTTTCTCTATTTCCTCATTATATTTATTCCATTCTCTATCTGCTTTCTCAAAATCTTGTTTATTCTCCCATAACTCTGCCATTAGTCATTTTCTCATGACTTTAGTAAATTGCTTTAAATCTGAATGTCATGGAAAGAAAACATCCTCAATATTGATCTCACTTAAAGTTCATGATATAGGATTTATAGCTTGTATTCCTTGTATCTCTAAACCACCCTCTACATCTTCTGTAGGAGTCCAATTCAAAAATATGTGATTATCTTTTAGCCTCCATCCTTTCAGTCCAGCAGATTCTTCTAAATCTGATAATTCAGGTAGCTCATAGCTCACATCCTCACTTGTTCGGATCACTACTTTTTTTACCTTAGCTATTCATGGTACATATACAGTATTCCCTTGAGAATCTGTATAGCTTGTTTGCTCCCTTTCTACTTTATATTCTCTAGCACCAGCTTGGAGATCAGTATTCCAGTAAGTCCAAAAATAATCTTCCTGTGCTGTTACAAGCATTCTCCATACTTCAGAATAAATCTCATTAAATTTATCAAGAGCCTTTGAATATGGGTAGTTTGCTGTAGAAGTGTTTGTATCTTCGTAAGCATCTTCAAATAGTTTTTGCAGTGTCATTACTCAATAATAAATAATAAGTTAAAACTGACTATTTATTAAAGAGGAGAGAGCCTAAGCCCTCTCAGCTCTTTTATTTACTAAGCTGTCTCAGTTTCAGTTTCAGTTTCAGTCTCAGTTGGTTGGAATGCAGTAATAACCATTTTCCAGATTTGCTCTGCGTTTTGGTCAAATACTTTTCCACCATGAGCGATTTGTCCAAGAATGTTGTAGTACATTCCAGCTTCAGCTTCAGTTACTTTAGCCTTGAATAATTGTCTTACATAGTTGTAAGCCTTAGCTCTGAAAGCGTAGATGTTAGCTCCTTGAATCAAGTTAGATTCGTAGATCTCAAATCCAGCAAATTTTCCAAGCCATCCTTGTACTACTGCATTTGCACTTACTTCTGTTCCTTGTAAGATTCCAGCTTGAGCGATTACAGCAGATACTTGAGGAGAGCAGATTAAGATTCTGTTATCCATAGGTACTTCCTTTTCAGATAACTTAGTTCTAAGTTCCATAATATACTCAGCTACATTAGATGTAGTCAATGTAGATTTAGTTATTATGTTGCTTCCGCTTCCATAAGTAGATAAGTGAGCATCCAACATAGTGATAATTGAATTTTCTACAGCTGTATCCATTCATTCTAGTAAATCTTGTACTCTTCCACCTTTGATAGAGTAAAGAGTCTGAATTTCCTCCAAGTCAGAGAATTTTTCTCTGTATTGGTGCAATTTATTGATTACTAAGCTTGAGTATCCAATAGTTCTATCAGATGCAGTGATGTCTGCAATAGAAGTTGCTTTAATATCTCCGCTGTTAGAGCTAGATACATCAGTCAAAGTGATTTTTGGAGAGATAGGTACTGTTACAGTATCTCCTGCTCTTTTGAGCTCTCATTCAAACTCATAGTTTGCAAATCTCATAAAAGGTTTTTTAGGAGTGTCAGATAATTTTCTCCTTAGTTCAGCAGCTAATATGCTGCGTACTTGATCTGTGTTTGCCATGTTAAAATAGGTTTAAAACTAAATAAATATTTAGCTCTTCCCCTATGTTGTTTAGTCTATTGTGATTTGAATTTAGCTCTACCAGCTTTTACATCTGCCTCTACTTGAGCAAAGGCTTCTTTAGATAGTAGTACCAATTCATCATAAGTCCGCTCTTTTATCTCAGACTTTTTTTCTTCTTTTACTATCTCAGGAGTATCTACTTTTGGTGTTTCTACTTCCTCAATAGTAACTGCTTTCTTTTTAGCCATAATTACTAAATTAAAAGTTAAATTTGCTTTACTTGTCAGCTTTCTATCTCTGCTGCCATTGCATCATAAGCTGCAGGATTTTCTTCCGCAAGTTTAGCCAATTCATCAAAAGAAATCTCCTTTCTTTCAATGTTAGAGTCTACCTTTTCTCTTCATGGATTAGGATTAGCATTGCTGGTCTCATGATAATCAGCTACTCTATAAGCCTGTTCCCATGTTAAGTTAGGATTAGCTTCGCGGATTTGCATAATTTCCTCTGGAATCTCCTCAAATCCATGCTTAGCTTTGAAGCTTACTTTTTCCTCAATAGTTTTTTCTAATTCTGCTCTGTTCTCTTCAGATACTTGCCTTTCAGCTAGATCTTTCTGTTTAAAAGCTTCCTTAGCTTGCTTCTTCTTTTTGTCATACAATTCCTTAGAGACATAGTTTTCTGCTACATCATCCTTAGAGATGTAATTTTCATCCAGATCAGCTCTTGAGATAAAGTCTGCTTCGTTGAAGTCTTCTTCTCTTCCATCATCATAAATGATTTTTGGCATGTTGTTTAGTTAGTGAATAAAAAGAATGTTGATTAGTGGGCATCCTCCACCGATATATCAGTTTGATTACTGATCCTTGATAAGAGATAGTATGGAATCCTCAAAAACTCTTCTAAATCTGAATACTCTTTGAGATCCATATCCCTTTTGTTGTAGATGGTCTTACTCATATCTTCTGATACAGGAGATGTGATGCCAGCTGTTAAAGACTGTTTCTGCTCTTCTACATACTCAGTTATCAGTTTCCAGAAATCTGAGTTTATTCAGTCTTTTAATATCCTTTCATCTATCTTATTCTGCTGGGATTTCATTTCATGCTGTAGGTCATAAAGCTGCAGGTTGGCTGTTAGCCTCATTCTGCTGTGATATATAATTACTTACCAACTGATTCTGACTAGCTCCTTGCATTTGTCCCATTCACTGCATCATACTAGCTTGGTTTTGCTGTCAGCTCAATATTAAAGCCTGTTTTCTTTTCATAATCGCCTTTGCTTTTGCTTTAGTATCTAATGCTTGTTGGTATACTTGGATGTAGATTCTGTGGTTTTCGTTCATATCTGTAATTTTTGCCACATCTTCGTTTCTGTTCAATAGCTCCAGATCTGCCATAGCTTTGTCATATTCTAATGGATAGTCATATATTCCATTTACTAGCTCTTCATCCATTCACATTACTTTGGCAAAGTCTCTAGTAAGCTGTATCTTTCCAAATTCGTTAGCCTGCTCCATCAAAGGTTGGTAACTTGCCATAAATGCTGCTTTATTTGCCTCTTCCTGCTCTCTTCTATCTATTTCTGTTACCAATGTCATGTGTAGGTCTCTTTTAGTATCTAGATCCTTTCACATTACAGTATATACTACACTTCATAATCAGTTATTTAGAGTGATATTCTTTACTGAGTTCATCTTAAAGTTTTTCTGATAGCTTCTATACCACAATACATCCCAATATCTTTTTTCTCCCCATAGGAATATTTTAAAGATAGTAGAAAGTCTGACATTCTGATTAGCTTGGAGTAATTGACTCTGTGTAGCTGTGATAGTTCTTGCATATACTCCAATACTCTGCTCATCAAATCAGATTTCTTTTGTAGCTTTTTGATCTATCATATTCTTTAGGTTGTATCAGTCCCCAGTTCATGAAGTCTGAGTCTGAATATTCTTTATTATCTCTCTGTTCTCTAGGTTTCACTTACTAGGTACATATTTTCTCTTACCTAATTTCCTGTGTGCTAGCTCCTTTCAGTCTACCATATCTGGATTAAACACAGTAATTCAGCTAAAAGTCTCTTCATGCACCTTATCTATTAGCAGATTCATAACACTTTCCTCTGAATCCTGATTATCTTTAGCTAAATCTCCTACACATAATCCATAAGGATCTCATTCTTTAGGGAAGAGCCAGCTATGTACTACTGGACATGGAATAGTTGTAGGATCTTTTTTCTCTTCAGATCTTACTGCTTCTACTTCCTCACATCT